TGGGCTCCGGGGTCGCCGACCTCCACGCCGACACCCTCTCCCGCGTCATCCGCTACCACGCCGACGCCATGAGCGAGTCGTTCACGACCGACTTCCTGCGCGTCGTGGCGGGGATGCTCGGGGCCAGCGAGGAGGAGGCCCGGTCGATCAAGTTCCGCTTCGCCCCCGAGCGCCCGAACGTGAAGGAGCGCCTCGACGCCGTGCAGGCCTTCACGCAGATGGGCGGCCGCGTCAGCGAGCGCGAGGTGCGCGACCTCCTCGGCCTCTCCGAGCCCCAGGACGGCGAGGCCGTCCTCGGCGGCGGTCAGGCGGCCGGCGGCGGGGCCAACCCCCTCGCGGCCCTCCTGGGGCAGGGCAACGAGCCCGACGAGGGCGAGGAACCCGCCCCCGAGGCGCCCAAGGTCGTCGCCCTCCGCAAGCGCAAGCGATGAAGCGACCCGCGCTCGACAAGCACCTGCGCCGCGTCCTGCGCGAGGCGCAGCAGTCGTACCGCCAAGCCCTCGCCGCCCAAGTGCGCGGGCAGGACGATCCGGCCCTCTGGGACGCCTTCGCCGAGGCCACCAGCGCCCTCCTGCTTGCCTCCTGGCTCGCCGGGGCGCGCTCGACCGTCACCAAGGCCCGCATCCCCGACAAGGCCGTCGAGGGGATGCTCGAGGACGGGGACGCCGTCACCTTCGCCGCCCTGCCTGCCCTGAAGCTCGACGGATTCGGCGGGGAGGCCATGAAGCCCATCGCCGACTGGTTCCGCCGCCGCGTGCCCATCAGCCGCAAGGACTGGGAGGTGCTCGTCGAGGCCGCCCGCCGCAGCGCCCGCGAGGTCGGGGACCACGAGCGGCAGAACGCCCTCCCTGACCTCCGCAAGCGCAGCCCCTTGCTGGACGGCCTCTTGCGCGGCGTCCTGTCGCGCCCGAACGCCACGGGCGGCATCTCGGCCGTGAAACGGATCGTAAGTGATACGTTCTTCGTGACGGCCCTCAGCCCCGGCCAGACGGCCAAGGTGCAGGAGCTGATCGCCCGGGTGATCGAGGAGCGCCCCGGCAAGAGCGTGGTGGGCAAGGAGATCAAGGCGATGAACCTGGGGGACTTCGTCACCACGGCGCAGGTGCGCCTGGGGGTCGAGCTCTCGAGCGCGCGCCTGGAGACCGTGCTCAGGACGAACACGAACCGTGCCGCCACGGAGGGGGCTGCCGAGGTGCTGCGTGACGAGCGCGTGCAGGCCTTCGTGCCGTTGGTTGAGTACAGCGCGACCAAGGACAGCCGGACCCGCCCGACGCATCGGGCGATGGACGGCTACGTGAACACGATGGAGATGTTCGACAGGCAGGGCTTGGGGCCGCCCGGGGGCTTCTCTTGCAGATGCCAAATGATCCCCGTGTCCATGTCGGACGCGATGGAGAACGGCTGGATCGACCCGCGCGGCAACGTCGACCATGCCGCGATCAGGCGGCACAACGGCAGCCGGCAGGCGCTGATCGACTCCCGGCAGTTCCCCGATCCCGGCTTCGTGAATGCGTAGACCACAAGGAGGAACGCTACGATGGGCGGCATGAGCACCCGGAACGAGATCAAGGCGCGGCTGGGCATCCTCGCGGAACCGCTGGCGATGGCCAGGATGGGGCGATGGACGCTTGAGGATGCCGCAGGCTGGGGCGACATGTCCAAGCAATGGACGGCGACCATCAACGGGACGCAATGGGCCATTGTGGTGGATGGCGCAACCGGAACCGGATCGCTCATGCGAATGCAGCCAGGGCGCGCGCCGCAAACGGTCCAGCGCGGACCTGTTGAGCAGCTGAAGCGATACGCAGAGTCGCTCCGCGCCTCCCGCCCCGGCGCGAAGGCGAAGATGGACAAGAACGCGGACTACGTCGAGTACGCCAACCTCCGCGAAACCCTCAGCAAGCTTGAGAACCGCCTGCGCCGCGCTCCCGTCGAGGAACGCGCTCGCCTGCAGCGCGAGCTTGACGCAGGCATCAAGCGCTCCCGCGAGCTCGCCGACCGCCTGCGATCAGCCCGCCTTGGCGCGAAGGCGAAGATGGATCTGACGGACGTGCAGCGCAAGGCCGGATACAAGTGGCGCGTGGCATACACCCGGCAGCTCGGCAAGGACCAGTACCTCGGCGGCCCGCCCGTCACGCTGCAGGACGACCTGCTCTTCGCCACCGAGGGCGCGGCGCGCCAATGGGCTGACGCCATGCTCAAGAAGGGCTGGTTCAAGGGACACGGCGGCGGCCCCGAAAAGATCCTCAAGGCCACGGTCCTCATGGCATCCCGCCCCGGCGCGAAGTCCACCCACGAAGCACCCGCGCAGAAGCCCGGTCGCAAGGTCATGGCCGAGTCCGACCCCGCCGTCAGCGCCAAGATCCGCAAGCTCATGGCCGAGGGCAAGCCCCAGGAACAGGCCGTCGCAATCGCGCTCGACATGAAGCGCCGAGGAGAAATCTGACATGGCACAGGCATTCATCTCGACCGGACAGAACGACTTCCGCCGCATCTCCGTGGCGAGCGTCCCGGCCACCTACGCCGCCGCCGGCGCCGTCCTCACGACCACCAAGCCCAGCGCCGCCGCCGGCATCATGATCGACTGGCGGGCCAACGCCGACACCAACCGCAACGCCTCCCTCCTGCGCCTCATGCCCTGGAGCAGCAGCAAGGTCGCCACGGGCGTCGGGATGCGCGTCCTTGGGTGGTCGATCTACCCCGAGAAGACCAGCTCGGACGTCTGGTGGATTCCCACCGTCCTCGCCGACTTCACCCTGACCTACACCTCGGGCACCGTCCCCGAGTACACCATCGACGGGCAGGCGACCTCGACCTTCAGCGGCATCGTCCAAGTTGCGGGCACGCCCGCCGCCAATCTTTACAGCCCTGCGACGGCCGCAGCAGCCAACGTTGAGCCGGCCGCCGTGCTCCTAGACACAGTGGGCTGCGAGCTCGTTACGATCCAGTTCAAGTCGTCGGGCACCCCGACGATGGGCGTCTTCTACACGACCATCTGATGCGCCGCGCAAGGCGACTGAACCGCCCGCGTGTGTCCGGTTCTTCGGGATCGGCGCTGTTGCTAGCCAACGACCTGCAGGCGGAAGCCACGCTGAACCTCGACTTCCGTTCCGGCGTCCTCGACCCGCGCATCGACTTCCAGCGCACGACCACGGGCACCTACTACCGTGGGCCGTTCAACCAGAACCTGCTGGTCCGCAGCGAAGAACTGAATGACTCATCGTGGACAAAGACGGGACTCAGTGGAGGCACTGCTCCGGTAGTAACTCCAAACGACACGATTGCGCCGAATGGGACGCTGACGGCTGACAAGGTTGCGTTCAATGCCAACCTCGTAGGCGGCAGGTCGGGACTCCAGCAATCCGGGTACGCAACAACAGTCGGACTCAATTACAACCAATCGCTGTGGATCAAGGGCACTGTCGGCGGGGAACAGGTGCTGATCCGAAACACGGCAAGCACTGGCTATTCACTGATCACGGCGACCACTAATTGGGTGCGTGTGTCATTTGCTGGTGGGGCGGCAGCGGCGACAACATCAAACTTCGTTCTTGAAGTTCGCCCCGGCGCTTCTGGATGCAACAACATTGCGGCAACGGTATGGGTCTGGGGCGCACAAGTCACCGAAGGCTCCTCGCTGACCCCGTACATCCCCACGACCACGGCGGCGATCACGCAGGGGCAGATCGCTGCGGCGGCACCGTGGAACCTGCTGCTTCGCAGTCAGGAGTTCGATGTCACGGCAACGTGGCAAACCGCCATCAACGGAACTGGCGTGGCTCCGATCCGAACGGCAGACAACGCCGTTGCCCCTGACGGTACGACCACGGCGGACACGATCACGTTCGACACTGCCGCAGGAACAACCTCCTCAGACTTTTCTTTGATTCAGCAAACGGTCACCGGACTTCCAGTTGGAACTAACTGCACGGCATCTATCTGGATGCGTGGAACTGTTGGGGGAGAGCAGATTGTGTTGCGGGGGCCGGAAGGAGCAGCATATACCCTTGCAACACTGACTACTGCATGGCAACGCGTTGCAATCACAGCCGTTTCCGCCGCATCCCCTGTTCTGCAATTTGGGGTTCGCCAGAACGTATCTGGTCACGGAATCATCAACGCAACGGCAACCGTCGAACTCTGGGGCGCGCAGGTGAACTTCGGCTCGGCTCCTCTGGAATACCGCAGCACGGTCCTCGCTGCCCTGTGGCTCCCGCGATTCGAGAACGACCCGATCACCGGGAATGCCCGTGGCCTGCTGATCGAGGGCGCGGCGACGAACCTTCAGCCGAGCAGCACGGATTTCGGCGGCGCGAACTACGCCCGCACCAACATCACGATTGGAACTCCGATCACGGCACCGGACGGCACTGCGACCGGAGGAAACATCTCGGCAACCACAACCGCGACAACGCTGTTCAGAACCGGGACGATCACGATTTCGGCGACATCCGTGACTGCTTCCGTGTTCGTCAAAAAGCAATCGCTTGACACCCTATTCTTGGGACTGTACGACACAGGCGCTGTCGCGTTTGTGGTGCAAAGCGTATACACCTTCTCGACCAACACGACGACGGTGACTTCTGGAACCGGGACTCTGACGGCCACCAATGTCGGAAACGGGTGGATTCGCTTGGCGCTGACGAATACCGGATGGACATCAGGGAATGGATTGCGTATGTTCATCCATTTCAGTGGTGGTTCCGCAACCGCCGGAGATTCCTTTTACGTCTGGGGCGTTCAGGTAGAGGCCCAATCCTTCGCTTCCTCCTACATCCCGACCACGACCGCAACGGTTGCGCGTGGAGCGGAAAGCGCCCTGATGACGGGCACCAACTTCTCGTCTTGGTACAACCAAGCGGAGGGGACGGTGCTTGTGTCGGTACAAGGCATTCCGAGTGGCACGGCCTCGGCGCGATTCTGGCAAGCCGACGACAACAGTCAGGCAAACAGGCACCTGACTTTGTCTGCCGGAAACAGCGTTACAACGGCACAAGCGTTGACTACCGTGACAAGTGTTGGGCAAGGAACGCTCAATTTCGTCCCGGTCAATGGACTTCTTCCGGCAAGGATTGCATACGGATATGCAGCAAACAACTTTGCTGGCAGTTACAACGGCGGCACGGTGCAGACCGATACAGTCGGAACCATCCCGACCGTTGACAGGCTTTGGGTTGGTGGCGGAACGAACGCATTGGCAAACTGCAATACCTGCATCTCCCGTCTCGCCTACTGGCCCACCCGCCTGCCGGACGCAACCCTTCAGGCTCTCACCACATGAGCGACTACTACCTCCGGGCAACCGACGAAGCCGCCATGAACGCCGCGCTGAACGCAGCCGCCGTCATCGACAGCGAGGGCAACCCGTTCCCCGGCATGGAACTGTCGGTCATCGGCAGGATCGTCAAGGACGAAGAGGCGATCCCCGGCTGGCACGTCAACCTGCGGACCACGGTTGAACTCTTGGACTCGCAGATCGCGGAACTCCCGGTCATCGACCCGCCGCAGAACCCGGTGCGCGTGTGGTTCGACCATGCGCCGCAGATGGGGGTGGTGGAGACGGTGCCTGAAGCAGTGCCGGAGCTTGTTGAAGGAGAACATCCATGACACCCACCTCCCACCCCATCGTCGAGGCCGGCGACAAGGTCGTCATCAAGGGCGTCGAGCTCTTCATGGCCTTCGACCCCGCCATCGACGACGCCAAGGCCGACCCCGAGCTCAAGCGCTTCGACAACGAGCGCCTCCGCAAGATCGTCGGCGCCACGGGCAAGCACATGAGCCGGGGCTCCTTCCCTAGGATCGTGGTCATGCACGAGAAGGACGGCAAGGAGCCCAAGTCGGCGGTCGGCAGAATCCCCGCCCTGAAATACGAGGAACGGGATGGGGTCGGGTACATTGTCGGGGACATGGAGGTGGGAAGGGACATCTTCGACCGCTTGATCGCCACCAACGCCTTCCCCAGGCGTTCGGCCGAGATCTGGTCAGAATCCAACCACCTGAGCGAGGTGGCGCTGCTGGGCCGCGAGACCCCACGGCGCCCCCTCCCCGACACGCACTTTGAGCGTGCCGGCCGGAAGATCACCTTCTCGAAGTCCAACCACGACCTCGCCGGGGTCGGGGGCGGGCTGAACACCTTCGTCCCGGCAGCAATCAAGGAGGAGGCTTCCATGCCTTCAGACCGAGACTACGGAGCCGAGCTCGATGCCATGAAGTGCGCCATCGACGACCTGGCCGCCACGATGAAGAAGAAGTTCGGCGAGGACAACGACGAGGACAAGGCCGAGATGGCCGGCGAAGGCATGGACTTCCAGGCCGACGAGGAGGAGGCCGAGGAGGGTGGCGAAGGCGTCCACATCGACATCGGCAGCCACGACGACGAGAGCGCCGAGATGGGCATGGACGAGGAGGAGGAAGTGATTGCCTCCCGCTCCACCTACGCTTTGCGCTCGGAGAACGCCCGCCTGAAGGCCCGCATGAGCCGCCTCGAGGCCGAGGTCAAGCGCGAGCGCTTCTCGCGTGAGATCGAGATCATGGAGCAGGAGGGCTACCGCATCCCCGAGGGCCAGCGTCCCGCGCTCCTGGCGCAGCTCGCCTCGGCCAAGGACCCGGTCGCCCTGCTCGAGTCGTGGCGCGAGCTGTTCTCGCGCGACCCCATCGGCGCCAAGATCGACATGAGCCGTGCCGCCATGCCCAAGGCGATGGCCGTGGGCGACGTCGGCGACCTCGTCAAGCAGTTCGCAGGCAAGCCGGATGAGTTTGCCAAGGCGATCAACTCCCGCATCAACAAGCGCTGAGGCGCAAGGAAACAGACACCCATGCTCAACTTCTCACCCAACCTCGTCGCGGGCGGGACCATCAACCCGTACCGCATCGTCAAGATGGACACGACCGCCTTCACGGGCGTGGCCGCCACCGCCGCCGCCGACTACGTCGTGGGCGTCACGGACGGCTCCACCCGCCGCTTCGACGCGACGGCCAACGCCTCGTCGGGCGACCCGATCAGCCTTCAGCCCTCGAACGTGGTTCAGATCGAGGCTGGCGGCAACATCACCGCAGGCCTGGGCCTGATCCCGTCGACCGCAGGCGTGGCGATCACGGCCGCCGGCGCGGGCAACGTGCCCATGTTCGTCGCCCTGGAGGCTGCCGCCAGCGGGCAGATCTTCTGGGCCTACCGTCTCCCCGCCACCAAGGCGCTCTGATCCAAACGGACCTTAAGGAGGTCACACAATGGCTTACGTCGCAGTCGGTGGCGGGCTCAACACCTACGTCCCGTCCACCAACGCCCTCGCAACGGGCGCTCTTCAGGTCGAGTTCACCCGTGCGGTGAACACGTTCCCCATCACCAAGTACGCGCAGATCGTCCCGGTCAACCAGATGACCGGGTACTACCTGCGGCTGGATTCGGACGACAACGTCCGCATCACGGACATCAACGCCTTCCAGTGGCCGCTGGGGAACGACCGTCCGGTCGGCTCCACGAACCAGCACGACTTCGTGCAGTTCGCCTGCGCCCGCTTCGCGTACCCGTTCTACATCCCGAACGAGACCGTGAAGCAGGCCGCCTGGGACGTGGTCGCGCAGCACGCCCGCGCCAAGGCGCAGCTGGCCATGACGGGCCGCTGCATCCGCACCGCGACCGCGCTGACGACTTCGGCGACGTTCAACAACGTCGGCAACTACGCGGCGACCGGCACTGCCTCGCCGGGTGGCGCGCCGTGGACGACCTCCACGTCGAACGTCATCCAGAAGGCGATCCAGGGCATCCTGCAGCGCATCTCGCTCACCACGGGCGGTGCGGTGCGGGCCGAGTACGACGTGATGATGGTCATCTCCCCGACCGTCGCCAACCTGCTTTCGCAGACCTCGGAGGTTCGTGACTACGTCAAGAACTACCCCGCGGCCATGCCCTTCCTGCAGGGCTCGGACACGTTCGCCATGTACGGCCTCCCGCCGAACCTCTTCGGCGTGCAGGTGGTCGTGGACGACAGCGTGCGCGTCACGACCCGCAAGGGCGCGTCGAGCACGACCCGGCAGTACATCTACGGCAACTCGGCCGTCTTCGTGAGCCGCCCCGGCGGCCTGATCGGCGTCGAGGGCTCGACGAGCTTCTCGACCGTGCAGATCATGGCCTTCGAGGACATGACCGTCGAGAACTGGGACGACCCGAAGGACCGTCGCATCGAGGGCCGCGTGATCGACAACAGCACGACCGAAGTGGTCGCGCCCGTGTCGGGCTACCTCGTCGCCGACGTCACCGCCTGATCGGTCTCGGAGTGGAAGGGAAAGGGGGGAGGGCGCTTCGGCTCCCTCCCCCCCTTTCGTGAACGGAGGCACGCATGGCATTCGCCACCTACGCCGACCTCGAGAAGGAACTGGACGCCCGGATCATCGCCGAGCTCTGCTCGGACAACGGGGAGGACTCCGCGCCCCCCAACCCGATCACGACGATGGCGCTCGAGCGCGCCACGGCCATGATCAAGTCGTACGCCCGGGTGGGGAACATCTACACCGACCTGGACCTCAACACGCTGGCCGGCGCAGGGGACTGGCTCCTCGTCGGGCTGACCTGCGACCTAGCGACCGAGGTGCTCTTCCAGCGCCGGGGCATGGTCGTGCCCCCGGCCGTCGAGGACCGCCGCAAGCGGGCCTACGAGATGCTTGAGCACCTGCGGGACGGGCGGCAGATCTTCGGCGCCATCGCCAAGGCGGCCGATGCCGGCCTGCCCGAGGTGCGGGCGACCCCCCTGCAGACGCTCGCCTACTACAACCAAGTGAGCTCGAGCAACTTCTTCCCGCCGCGCAAGCCCAACACGATGCCGGGAGGCTGACGTGGCCTTTGGCTTCGGCGGCAGCAGCTGGCAGAAGCGCGTGGCAGCGGCCTTGGGCGATCCGCGCATCCTGCAGGGCATCTCCCAGGCCGTGGCGGCGGCGGCCAAGCGCCACATCGCCAAGAGCGAGGGACGCGGCCCGGGCGGGGCGCCGACCGCCCTGAAGCCCCTCAAGACGCTCGACACGGAGTTCTGGACGAAGACCAAGCCCAAGCAGGGGCCGATCCTAGGCACGCGCAAGCGCGTCGAGATGCGGCAGAAGAAGGCCAAGGACGGCCGGGTGACCATCAAGCCCACGGAGGTGACCGAATACCTCGTCAAGGGCAAGTCCTACCGCGACGGCGGGCAGCCCCTGCGGGACACGGGCAACCTCGTCCGCAACCTCGGGGCCAGGACGGCCAAGGTGGGGCCGACCCGGCTCGAGATCACCCTCACCGGGCCGAAGTACGCGATCTACCACGAGCTCGGCTTCGAGACCTCCGGGCCGAACTACGTCCCGCTGACGCGCAAGGGCGTGCGCCAGCACGCGACCGGGCAGAACCCGGACAAGGAGGGCTTGCTGCGCGGCAAGGACTTCCTGATGGCATGGGGCGGCGTCAAGGTGCCTGCTCGTCCGTTCCTCGTCCCCACGGACAAGGAATGGGCGGGCATCGGCCGCACGATTAGACTAGGGCTGAGCAAGGTGCTCAAAGGAAGGACGAACTGATGCCTACGGCGATCTTCGTGAGCGGGCCGACCCGCATCGACTGGTACGACGGCTCGGTGTGGACCGAGCTGGGCGAGTGCGACAACGACAACCTCCCGCAGGCCACGTGGAACGACTACCAGCACGAGGTGCGGACGTCGTCGAGCGGCGGCACGCCCGAGGAGATCGTCCTGCAGAACACGGACGGCACGATCACCTTCACTCTGGTGAAGTGGGACGCCACGGAGCTCGCGCAGCTCGAGGCGCGCCAGCGCGGGGCGCAAGGCGCGACCACGGTCGGCCGCCTGCTCGTCACCGACAGCGGCACCTTCGGCATCCGCATCTGGCCGAAGACCCCGGGCAAGACGACCTACACCTTCAATCGGTGCTACCTGCCCCCGAACGGCCTCGTGCATTCAAACTTCGGCAACGTCGAGCGCAGGCTCGGCCTGACGATCAAGGCCGTCCCGGACGTCAACAACCTCCTCTACGCGACGGGAACGAGCACGTGATCGACCTGAACGAGAACGACGACCCCTTGCTCTTCCGCGCACAGGTTCCTGCGGGCAGCCTGATCGTGCAGTGGAACGAGGCGCTCGCGGTGCTCGCCAAGCCCGCCGGCGGCGAGCCAAGCGTGCAGGACGTGGCAGCGGCCATCCGCAAGGTGGCGCGCACGCCCGACGTGGCCGCGCAGTCGAGCGACGAGGTGCTCTTCGCCGTCTTTGCCCGCATGGGCAAGGCGGTTGAAGCAGCGGGAAACTGACCAGGGGGGCCGCCCTGTTCATGGCGACCTACGGCCGCCCCCCGAGCGACTTTGACCAGGAGACAGCGATGGGCCTCATGGCGAACATCCCGATGGTCGAGGCCCGCAGGGCGCTGTCGTTCGCGCAGGGCATCGCCGTGGCGTTCGGGTCGCCCGAGGCGGCCGAGGGCGTCGTGCGGCAGGCCACGGGCAGCGACGAGCTCGCTTGGAGCGTCCGCATGGGCCTGCAGCACCAGATGCATGGGAGGGGCCGCTGATGGCCGTGCAGTCTGATTCGGCCATCTGGAACGCGCTCGTCCAGGATCTGAAGGAGTGGATGGACGACGCGGGCTACGGCATCGCCGTCTACCTCCGCGAGGCGCCCGGGCAGGACGTGACCGCGCAGTACGCGATCCAAGTGATCCCGGGCGGCGACACGGCGCGGCACCCCATCAGCGGCGTGGGCCTGCTCGAGTCGCAGGTGCAGCTGGTGGTCTGGTGGCGGAACCTCTTCGACCCCGTCCACAAGGCCACCATGCGGATCGCCGGGGACCGGGGCATCGAGCAGTTCATCGACGGCCTGCGGACGCACATGATCCAGAACACGGTGGGGGGCCGCCTGACGATCCCCTTCACGTGGCGGTCGGGCGGGCAGGTCGAGCAGGTGGATGACCTCGTGGGCTGGATGCGCGGGACGGAGACCTTCGTCTGCGCGTTCGAGATCGACTGGAGCGTGCAGTGATGGAAGACCTCGGACGCATCGTCATCGACGTGAACGCGACCGGAGGCGGGGCCGCCGGCGGCGGGCAGGCCTCGCGGATGCTGCAGAGCGTGGGCGGGTCGCTCACGCAGGCGGGGATCGGCATGATCGGGGGCCAGGGCGCGGGCGGTGCGCTGGCCGCGCAGGGGCTGACGAAGCTCGCGGCGATGGGCACGGCGGGCGCGATTGCTGCCGCCCCGCTGATCGCCGTGGGCGTGGCGGGGATCGCCCTGAAGAAGACCTTCGACTTCCTGAACGCGGCCGCCAAGCGGCTGACCGACACGCTGCGGGACTACAGCCCGCAGATCATGCTCGCCGACGCCATGAACGAGATCCTGATGTTCCAAGAGAAGATGCGCGCAAGCGCGGCGTCGGGCAGTGCATTGGCGCGCCGAGAGCTGGCGCAGGGCCGCATCGAGCGCGTGCTGTTCCGGGTGTCGGACTTCCTCGGCCGGGTCGGGGCCATCGTGGTCGCGCCGATCCTCGAGATGATCGCCAATCTGCTGGAGTTCCTCGAGAACCAGATCGCGCCCTACCTCGAAAGCATCGCCCGCTCGATCCTCGAGGCCATGCGGATCGCGTTCCGGATTCTCAAATACCTCGGGCCGGCGTTCCAAGGAATGGGCATCCTGGGCGAGGCGTGGGTGCTCGACATGATTAAGGCGCTGAACAGGCTCGGGACGAACACCGACCCGATCTACCAAGGCAACGCGCCTTTCATCGCCGACCTTCGCCTCATGGGGGTGAAGATTTGACCCCGCAGGGCGCGAGGATCGAGGACGTCGCGCAGGGCATGATGCTGATGTCCGAGCGCAAGGCCGTCCAGCAGCGTTCCCTACAGGCGCAGGGCGCCAAGGCCGCCGTCGCCGTGCAGCGCGTGGCGCGGAACCTGCAGGTGATCAACCACGAGACCAACGCGCCCTTCGTCGCTGACCTGCGCCTCATGGGAGCCCTGCCGTGAGCACCCCGACCGGAAACGCCTACCTGTCGTTCACCTTCCAGTCCCGGTCCTACGACCTGGGATTCGTGAACATCCAGCAGTACGACGAGCGGCCTGAGTACGCCGAGGACGGCTACACGCTGAACCGCTACGCCATCACCGTGAGCGGCACGGCGCTGATCGCTGACGGGACGAGCACCTATTCCGAGCTCGCGGCCAAGGTCCGCGACGGCACCGGGCAGATCGACTCCTTCGACCTCCGGATCGTGTCGGGCGGCAGTCAGTCGCTGCTGGCGGTGTCGGCCCCGGACGCCCTTCGCGGGCCGCTCCTGCATCTGACCGTGACCGAGGTGGCGGGCAGGCGCGCCGCGATCTTGACCTTCACCCTGTCTGCAAGTTTGTCCCGGCTCAGCACTTCGGACAACCAGACCCCCGACGCGGACTACCCCATCATCTCGCATCGCTGGACGCAGTCGTTCAGCCTGGATGCGGGCGGGCTAGTCACGCGCACGGTGCGCGGCACCCTCACGGTCAACCTCGCGGCCAACGGCGCAGGGACCACGCCGGCCACGGACGGCACCATCGCGGGGGTGGACGGGCTCGTTCCGTGGGCCGACATCTTCCGGCGCGCCGTGATCCCGGCCGTCGACGGCACGAGCATCTGGCGCCGAAGCGGCCAGACCTTCGCCATCAACGAGAGCGGCAACCAGCTCACCTACGAGATCACCGACGAGCAGGCCCGGACGAATCTCCCCAACGGTGCGTACGAGGGCAACTGCGACTTCACCTACGAGCGCAGCCGCAACAACCTCGCCTACGCCACGCTGCGCTTCTCCTGCGACCTCGCGGGCGAGGTGCAGGGCGACGTGCGTGCCCTGATCTGGGCGGCGGTGGAACTCGCCACGACCCGCATCCCGTTCGACCAGGCGATCCTCGACCGCCTGAGCGTTCAGGAGAAGGACATGATGAAGCGGGCGGCGATCCGGCTCGAGATCGACGCTAGGTGCCCCGCGACCGCCATCGAGGGTCCGACCGCGATCTATGCCGCCGTCCCGCTGGCCCGCCTCGTCGGGATCGCCTTCACCGTCAGCCGAAGCTGCTCGTTCACCGTGGGCGCATACGGCGGATCGGGCAACGGCGTGCATGGCGTCCCGCACTGGGTCGGCAACACCCTGTCGGCCAAGCCCAACGGCATCCAGGACGTGCAGGTCGCGGCCATCGTCCCGGTCATCGAGTCGCTCTGCCCGCTGGGCACGCCGGCCACGGTGCTGCTCGTGCCGGACACCGACCTCGCCTCGGCGAACGCCCTCATCGTGCAGGGGCCGTTCGACAACGAGCAGCAGGCGGCCTTCAACTCAAGCGGCCAGACCACGACCGTGGAGAAGGCATTCACGACCACGGACGTCGATACCGACACGGGGATGCACCGCCTGCCGACGATGTACACGCAGGGCTCCGACTTCGTCTTCCAGGCGCGCAAGCCGCGGGTCTTCCTGACCGAGGTCACGACCGTGCGGCGCACGAACAGCCCGCCCAACCGCGTCTTCCGGCCGATCCCCCCGGGCTTCGTGGTCGTGAAGGACGAGTGGCGCGTCAACCACGGCGAGATCGACTCCGCAGGCCAGCGCTCCTTCACCGGGATCTACACGCGCAAGCTGATGGCCTTTGACGGAGGCGGCGCGACCTCCAACGGCTTCTCGACGGTCAGCAGCCGCCGGCAGTGGTGGGTGCCCGGGGCCAACCCGAGCGTGGCCGCGCCGCTGACGCTCGGCTACAACCTCGACAACCAGGTGCAGTCCAACAACGTGCTGGCGTTCGGCCTGTCCGCACAGTCGTACCCGCTGGGCACGGCCCAGAACTACGCATGACGCTGGTGCAGGCATACCTGACGGTCGGCGGCACGGTCATCCCGTGCCTGCCGCCGGGGTCGCAGGAGCGCGAGCACGCGAGGCGGCTGGGGATCGACGAGAACGACCTCTTCAGCGTGGACGTGCCTTGCGGCATGACGCGCTGGACGCGGGCCTCGGTGCTGATCGCCTCGACGCAGGTGTCGGCTTTGTACGCCTCGAGCCCGGTGCGCCTGGACCTGAACGACGGCAGCGGCGGGACGCTTGCCATCCGCAACCTGTACGCCCGACCGCCGCAGCCGTTCCTCTGGCGCCAGCCGGGGGGGCTGGTGCTCGTCGAGCTCGTGGACGAGCGGTGGTGGTGGCAGTTCTCGAGCGCGGCCCTGATGGACCGGGTGCTCGCGCCTCTCTGGTCGTCGGACGGCCGCTGGCAGGTCAACGGCACGGGCGCCACGGTCGACATCACGACCTACGCGGACGTCTTGGCCGAGGTGGCTGCGGTGGCGGGGACGCTGAACCTGACCGCCCCGACCGGGTTCGTGACGCGCAGCCCGGAGCACATCCGCCGCCTGTCGGACCTGATCGGCAGCCCCAACGCCAGCCTTGCGATGGTCGTGGACGCCGTGGGCGCGGCCAACACGCAGGTGATCGTTCCGGACGGCCTGGGCGGGTTCGTCTTCGTCGACCGCGCAAACCTGCAGTCCGACTACGACAAGACGATGGGCACGTACGTGCGTGCCTTCTCGGGCGGCGGGCAACCCGTCAACGGCTCGGCGGGCGGCAGCGATGCGCTCGTCAACATCTGGAATCAGGCGGGCTTCCAGAACCGGGCCTCTCGGCAGGCCATGAGCATCCTGCCGCAGCGGTCGGTCGAGGGCAAGACGGTCTACGACAACGTCACGGACGCGAACGTCCCGGCCGACCGGGTGCATTTCCCCTACGACCAGTCGTTCAACGACATCGACACGCCTGCATGGACCCGGCAGCCTGAACGGCTCGGGCACGGGATGCTCCCGGAATCGGCGGTCGTGGTCAACGACGCCGCAGGCGGGACTCTGACGACCTGCCCGGGCTGGAACCCGGCGACCCTCCTCGCGCAGGCCAAGACCGACTACCGCAACCGCTACGAAACGGTGCCCTTCGGGCGCACGTGCTGGGCAGGCTTCATCCCGTGGTACGCAGGGGCCTCGGACACCATCGGCCAGCTCGGGTGCGTGTCCTACCGCCTGAGCGAGGTGGACGGCGTGCCGTCGCCCTTCACCGTGAGCGTGACGCGCGAGGATGACTGGCGCTTCGGCCTCCAGGGGGTGGGGGAGAACGAGCCCTCGCGCCTGGTGACGGGCAAGGGGCTGGCGCACTCCTACCGCAACTGCGTGGGCCTGACCATCGTCGACGTGCCCCCGCCGATGACGCGGGTCTTCCCGGCGATCATCACGGGATCGGACGCGCTCGGGAACTGGCGCTGGGCCTACAGCTTCACGGAGGTCGAGCCGAACCCCGCCGGGGGGTCGACGCTGTCGGTGTCGACGGGCTC